TCATGTTGGAACCTATGCGTTCACTGGTGATATGCCAGCCGTTGCAAACTTCGTCGGATCTCTATAATCATATATGATTGTCGGACTCGTTGGCTTTATTGGAGCAGGGAAAGGCACAGTCGCAGATCTCTTGGTAGAGCGTCATGGTTTCTTCAAAGAGAGTTTTGCAAATAGTGTGAAGGATTCCTGCGCCGCAGTGTTTGGTTGGAATCGTGCCATGCTTGAGGGTGACACTCCAGAATCTCGAGCATGGCGCGAACAACCAGATGAGTGGTGGTCTAAAAAGTTTGGTCGTGAATTCTCACCCAGACTCGCATTACAATTGATGGGCACAGAGGCAGGAAGGGATGTCTTCCATCCTGACCTCTGGGTTCACACAGTCTTGCGTCGATGCGAACAGGCACCATGGAATAATTATGTTATTGCTGATGTGAGATTCCCAAATGAAATCAAGGCTATTAGAGATTCTGGGGGACATGTTATTCGTGTTCGTCGTGGTCCTGATCCTGAGTGGTATGATTTGGCTCGAGAGTGCAATCTGGGGTATCACAATCTAGATGTGATGCGTAATGCATATTCAGAAGTCCATTATTCTGAATGGGCTTGGATTGGTTCTGGCTATGATATTGTGATGGATAATAATTGTAGTTTGGATGAGTTGACCAGTAGGGTTGACAAAATAGTTGATTCGTTATATAATAATCGTGTTGAAGCAATTGAGGTCGTAAATTATGAAACTTTCTGATGATACAGTGACAGTGCTCAAGAATTTCTCGAGCATCAACCAAAGTCTCCTTTTCAAGTCTGGCAATACTTTGAAAACCATTTCACCGCTGAAGACAATCTTTGTCGAAGCAACAGTTGGTGAGAGTTTTCCAAAAGAATTTGCTTTATACGATTTGAATAAACTCCTCGCAAAGGTTTCTCTGTACAAGGATGCAGAGTTGGCGTTTGATGATGATAAAATCAATATCAGCACTGAGAATAAGAAGAAGTCTGATTATATCAAGTATTGTTCACCAAAGGTGATTGTAACAGCACCAGAAAAGCCAATTACATTCGGCGATCCTGATTGCTCGTTCAGCCTTTCGCAAGAAGATCTTGATTGGATGCGTAAGAGTGCTGGCATCTCTGGCTCACCAAACTTTGTATTTGAAAGCGATGGTTCTACAATTCAGTTTATTGCAACTGATGTGAAGGATGATTCTGCTGATCAATCTAAGATTGAGATTGGATCAGTAACTGATGGTAAGACTTTCAAAGTTGTTATGAAGGTTGAAAACTTCAAGTTGCTTGATGGCTCATATGATGTTGCGATTGCAAAGAAAGGAATGGCGCAGTTCAAACACAAGACTGTTGCAATTACCTATTACATTGCGATTGAAGCAGCAGCGTCGACATTTGGAGAAGATTGATCATGGCACTTGATAAAGCAAAGGTTCTGGGATGCCTTCAAGAAATCTCAAACTCACTCACTCGTATTGAAGCAGAGCGAGATCTCATCAAAGAGATTCTTCAGAAGATGCAAGACGAATGTGAGATTCCCAAGAAGTTGGGACGTAAACTGGCAAGGACTTATCACAAACGTAATTATGAAGAGGAAGTTGCAGAGCAGAGTGACTTCCAGACCATTTACGAAAACGTGGCTAAATAAAACTATGGGGTGCGGCACTCTTTGCCGACGGTACTATCCGCCAGACTGCTCATCGTGAGGGTTCACCTCCTCCACCCCATTCTCTCTCTGGAGTTATATTATGCATAAATCTGAATTGCCTATTCTGATCGTAATTCTGTTGACCGCAATTTTCGCTCTTGCGAACACATACTTCCATTGGATTCCGTATTCTGCACCTCCAGTCATGTTGATGATTGGGATCGCATTATATTCGTTATGGGAGCATAAACGTGGCAACAAGACGTAATTTCTTCAAGTATCTTGGACTTGCTGGTGGTATTGCTGGTGGTGGCGTAGTTGCTGCCGCAGCCGTTTTACCAGATTCTGAAAAAGCAAAGTGTATCAAGGAAATTGAATCTACTGGTTACAATGGCAAATTAGCCATTGGTGCTGAGTATGGTGAACTGCGTCCAGCAGAACCTAATACATTCCGTTTTGGATCGCAGTTTGTTCCTGGAACTCAAAGGCATGTAAAAGCAAGTATGACTGTCGGACCAGATGGTAATATGTACTTGTATACAAACGGTAAATGGCGTAGAATAGTAACTGAGTGACAAGGAGTTTTATATTATGAATGAAGTGTTGTTTGTTGAAAAATACCGTCCTCATACTATTGCCGATTGTATTCTTCCAGAGGAATATAAAAGCACTTTTCAGTCGTATGTAGATCGCAAGGAGATTCCCCATCTCCTTCTCTGCGGTGGACCAGGCACTGGTAAGACTACAGTCGCAAGAGCACTGTGTGATGAGATTGGTTGCGACTATTTGATGATCAACGGTTCGGATGAGAGTGGTATCGACACTTTCCGAGTCAAGATCAAGAACTATGCAAGTTCAATGTCTCTCGGTGGCGGCAAGAAAGTTATCATTATCGATGAAGCAGATTATTTGAATCCAAACTCAACTCAGCCAGCCATGCGTGCTGCGATGGAAGAGTTTGCTCATAACTGCACTTTCATCATGACTTGTAACTTCAAGAATCGAATCATTGAACCACTGCATTCTCGTTGCGCTGTAATTGAATTTAAACTTCGTAAAGAAGATAAACCCAAGATGGCGATGGCGTTCATGAAGCGTGCAACGGAAATCTTGAATGCAGAAAAGATTCCGTTTGATAAAGCAGTCCTTGCTGAAGTTGTCAAGAAGCACTTCCCTGACTATCGCCGTGTTCTGAATGAACTACAACGATATTCTGTCAGTGGTAAGATTGACGCTGGCATTCTTTCAAGCATTGCTGATATATCATTGAATGATTTGATTACATCACTCAAAGATCAAAACTTCGGAGCAATGCGTAAATGGGTTGCTGACTTTGGTGGTGATGATCCTGCAAAAATCTATCGTAAGATCTATGATAGTTTATATGATGTGATGGATAAGTCTACGATTCCAAATGCAGTTTTGATTCTCGCAAAGTATCAATACCAAGCAGCATTTGTCGCCGACCAGGAACTGAACCTCACCGCATGTCTCACTGAAATGATGGTTGAGTGTAAGTTCAATGGCTGACCTATTCAAAGAAATTATTCCGTCGATTCTTCAGACGAAGCAGTATGCTCTTCTGACAGAGCAGGACGAAAAGTCTTATTCAGCATTCATGGTCAATCGTGCTCTTTCTTTTCATAGAGACACCGTTCTATTAGCGAACGAAATGAATCGATACACGACTCTCGATAATAAACTCAAATATGATTTTCTCCTAAATATTGTTAGAGCCCAAAAGCGCCAATACTCTAAATGGCATAAAAAGGCTCAAAGTAGTGATTTGAGTGTTGTCAAGGAATACTATGGATACTCCGATGCAAAGGCAGAGGAAGCAATAAAAATCCTTTCTGATGACCAAATCGCCGCGATGAAAAAACAATTATATAAAGGTGATTGATCATGATTGAGAAATTGGTAGAAGTCACATTAGAAAAGCAAGACGACTTCCTCAAAGTCCGCGAGACGCTAACTCGTATCGGTGTTGCAGCAAAGAACGACAACATTCTTTATCAATCCTGCCATATCCTCCATAAACAAGGAAAGTATTATATCGTACACTTCAAAGAACTCTTTGAGTTGGACGGTAAGCCATCCAATATGTCTGACAATGACATTCAGCGTCGCAACACGATTGCGAATCTAATGGCTGAGTGGGGATTGGTCAAGTTGGTTGATGCAGACAAGACAAAAGATAATGTTGCACCATTGAGCCAAATTAAGATTCTTCCGTTCAAGGATAAGAATGACTGGCAGTTGGTTTCCAAGTATACAATCGGGAAAAAGAAAAAGGATACTGTATGATCTATTTGAGTGTGTATCGCCTTAATAATGATATAGAATTACCAACATACGGAACTACTTTAGCAAACTGTTTTGATTTATCATTCCAACCAACAAGTAATGTTGTAACTGGATATGATTCATTCAACTCACCTATCGAACGACAAGTAAACTCGTTTGGAGAAATTTCAATTTATCCAGGAGATCGTCTGTTGATTCCAACAGGCTTGATCTTTAAAATCGATCATCGCAAAACAATCGAAACATACTCAGATATATCACGTCCAGAATTACCATTACAGAATCACAGCATTCGTTTGCATCCTCGCTCGGGTCTTTCGCTCAAGAAAGGTTTGATTCTAGCGAACTGCGAAGGTATTGTTGACGTTGATTATCAAGAAGAAGTGTTTGTGCTTTTGACAAACGTTTCCAAGATGCACGCAACAATTCGTAAAGGTGATCGTATTGCTCAAGGTGAGATTGCCTGCAACGAACCATTTCATATTGCTGTATGCAATACACGTCCAACGAAACACTCTGAACGTGCTGGTGGATTTGGTTCAACTGGTGTTTCATCAGAAACTCCTCCGATGGAGGACTGGAAAGTCGATGGACCAACTAATTTTGGCTAAATAGAATTGGATGCCCATTTGGGGTCCATAACTATAAACTTGCTTACTAAAGGAGTTACAAAATGACTAATATCACAGCACTCACATCCGCATACTTCGATCGTCTTCTACCAACAGCACTTGGTTTCGAGAATTCGTTCGCTGCTCTTGACAATGCGGCTCATCTGCTAACAGCAACTCAAAATGCATTTCCTCCAGTGAATGTCATCAAGAAAGATGATTACAACTTTATTCTGGAATTGGCAGTTGCTGGCTACAAACAAGATGAGATTGAAATCACTAGCGAGAGAAATTCTCTCAAAGTAACAGGCAAAAAGGCAGAAACAGACGAACGCAATTATCTTGTAAAAGGTATTGCTGGTCGTAAGTTCTCTCGCCAATTTGTTCTATCAGACACAGTTGTGGTTCGCGATGCTGCTCTTGCCGATGGCATTCTTTCAATTGAATTAGAAAATGTCATTCCTGAGGAACAGAAGCCTCGTAAGATTGAAATCAAATAATTGAGAACTATATTATGATTCGTGATGAACTATCGTGGGATGAATTGTTTATCTTACAGGCTACTCTGATCGCTCAGAAGAGCAAGGATCCGTCGACAAAGGTGGGGTGTGTAATCGTCAATGATGATAACGTCATCTTGTCGACTGGATTCAATGGCTTTCCTCGCGGCATTGAAGAAGATTGGAAAGATCGTTGGAAGCGTCCAGAAAAGTACCACTGGGTTGAACATGCTGAACGCAACGCAATCTTCAATGCTGCTCGTGTTGGCGTTTCACTCAACAACTCACGCGCATATCTAAACTGGGAACCAAAGCCATGCGCTGATTGTACACGCGCATTGATTCAGGCTGGCATCAAGGAAGTCATTGGTCCGAATCGTCCATGGAAAGGAGTCGGTGCTGGGAAGCATTACTCGATCGACCACGCCGAAACCATGCTGCGTGAAGCAGGAGTCCGAATACGCTATTTCGACCTGCCCCCAGAACTAGGGGAACCCCCATTCTAGGACCGCTCTCTCGGCTCTCTCCTCGGCGAGACAAGAGCATGTAAGTTATTGATTCTATTAGAGTTTTTTCCCTTTACAATTTCACCGAAATAGGCGATAATTGTTGTATGGTAAATAAAAACACTGTTGAAGTAGGTTCCGTCGTGAAGTCGCTCGATTTTCCGAGCACGACGGATTGTTATTATGTCGGTCTCGTGACTGCCATTCTTCCTGATGGCACTTTCCGCGCCAACAAGATCAAGCGTGTGTGGGAGGGTAAGATTGAAGAGAGGTTCTGGTCTGACACTTTCGTTGCTCCCCTTCCTGGTCAGCACATGTTCGACGATGAGTGGATTGAGCCGCGCATTCAGGTGGTTGCCTAATGAAAACTCCATATTACGGAATGTTCACGGACGAAGGCAATGC